TGGAAAAACGAAATGGTCAAATGGCTTGTATCTGCTCGCAAAATCGACGTAGTTAACGGTGGTGGCGAGCAGATACCGAATGACCCTGATGTGGTAATTATCAACTATGATGTGCTTACAAAGCACGCCAAGGCTTTACAATCTAGGACTTGGGACATGGTAATCATGGATGAGGTCCACAAAATCAAAAACCCTAAAGCCAAGCGCACTGTTGTGGCTGTCAGCATCAAGGCCAAGCGCAAATTAGCGCTTACAGGCACCCCTATAACAAACAGGCCCATAGAGCTACAGCCAATAGCGGGTTACTTGGACCATGATTCTTTCGGAAATTTCTTTAATTTTGCAAGAAAGTATGCTGGCGCTTATAAAGGCCGATTCGGATGGGATTTTAGTGGCTCTTCAAATCTTGACGAGCTGCAAAGAAGGCTGCGCCAGTCTTTTATGATTCGAAGAAAAAAAGACGAAGTGCTCAAGGATTTGCCAGCTAAAGTGCGTCAGGTGATAGTTTTGCCGAGCAAAGCATACAGCGGACTCCTTACCAAAGAGTTTGATGCTTTGGCTGACGCGGTATCAGACACTACCTACGACGACGTTTCTTTTGAGCAAATGTCTGGTGTTCGCCACGAAATGGCGTTGGCGAAAGTTGACGACGTGGTTGAGCACTTGAAAGAAATTGACCATCAAGTTGTTGTGATGGCCCACCATAAAGATGTCGTTGAGGGCATCAAGGCTGGTCTGGAGGCGGTTGGCAAAACAGTGGTTACACTGACCGGCGACTGCAATCAAACGCACAGACAAAATGCTGTTGATACATTTCAGGCCAACATGGCAGACGTTTTTATCGGCACAATAGGCGCTGCGGGTGTTGGAATAACGCTCACAAAAGCAAGCCATGTGGTTTTTGCAGAGCTGTCGTGGGTGCCAGGAGACGTTTCACAGGCTGAAGATCGTTGTCACAGAATTGGGCAAGAAAATTCAGTCCTAGTCCAACATCTTGTTGTTGACGGAAGTTTAGATGCCCGAATGGCTGAAGTTTTGGTTCAAAAACAAAAAGTTTTGGACCGCGCCCTTGATGATGTTCAGGTTTTGCCCGCCATTTCTATTAACGATCTGGTGGTTTGTTGAAACGGTGCTATACTCGGACTGTCTAGGATAATTTTTGATTCTATCGACCGCCCTAGCGGACATTCGCCAAGACGATAGATGAGTTTCCGAGGAGGAAATTATGGCTAATTCAACTTTTAATGGACCAGTAAGGTCTGAAGGTGGTTTTGAACAAATCACAGTGACCGCCAAGACTGGTGCCGTCACAAACAATTTTGACATCGACTCCAGTGGTAATGTTACTGGTACTGGTACTATGAAAATGACCGGAGCGACGAATGTCCTTTCCGATTATGAGTCGATTACCGATGCAACAAAAACGCTGACATCAGCCGACACTGGGACCGTTTTTGGTTTCAACAGAGCTGCCGGCATAGTGGTTACGTTGCCAACGCCAGCCGCAGGTATCACCTACCAATTTCTGGTCGAAACCACCTTCACCGGAGCCGGGCAGATCAAAACCGCGACCACCGATGGAACCGATGGGTTTCTAGGAACGGCGTTTTTGTTTGATACGGGCGAAATCGGCGAAACAGATAACTTTCACCCAGCAGCATCAAACGATGTGATTGATCTGGGCGAAGTAGAGCAGGGCTGGTTGACTGGTGGATTCATTAGACTGACAGGTGTCAACACTACAACCTGGTTTGTCGAAGCATTCTTGATGGGCGACGGAACATTAGCTACTCCATTTACTGACAGTTAAGCGGGAGTAAATAATGGGAACTAGACTAACAGGCTCAGACGTAAAGGCAGTCCATTTGACCGCCGACACTCAAGCTTTAGATGCTGACGGCATTTCAGCAGCAGCATCAGTAGGCAATAACGCTGCACTGACTATCGGAGGCGCTTTAGCCTCTGGTGGTTCGTGCACATTTGATGCCGGCAGAGTAGTGACCATTTTGTCAGCTGGAGACGATAGTGCGATATCATTTACAGTTGTTGGCACTGATGTCAACGGTGATTCGCAAACCGAATCAATAACAGGTGCAAATGCTGGTACAGCTACTGGTAGCTCATATTTCAAAACCGTTACAAGCATTACGGCTGTGGGAAACCCAGCCGGTAATGTTTCAGCCGGTGTAAATGCTGCTGCTGCTGATGTTGTCTTTGCGGGAAGAGCGAGATTTGCGGGTATTAATCTTGTCTGCACCGGCACTGCTGGCGTGCTGGATTTTCTGACGACCAGCCCGACCGGCACCAGTATTTACAAGGTTGGCACAGTGGCGTCAGCAACAGCCACTAGGGATTTGTCAATTCCTGATGAGGGGATGGTGTTTTCAGACGGAATTTATGTTCAATACACGGTTTCAACTTTTAATACGTTGACAGTTTTTAGGTCATAGCGAATGGCTAAAGACCCGCGATTGGCGAGAGTCGGCGTGTCTGGGTTCAATAAGCCGAAAAGGACGCCTAGCCATCCGACTAAAAGTCACGTTGTCGTGGCCAAAGATGGCGATCGCATAAAAACTATACGCTTCGGCCAGCAAGGTGTGACAACGGCGGGCTCTCCCAAAAAAGGAGAGAGCGCACGTCAAACTGCCCGGCGTAAAAGTTTTAGGGCGCGACACGGCAAGAACATTGCCAAAGGCAAGATGTCAGCCGCTTTTTGGGCAAATAAGGAAAAATGGAGCTGATATATGGCAGTTTCGGGATCAAAAGACTTTGAGCTAGACGTAGCAGACTACGTCGAAGAAGCATTTGAGCGTTGCGGGCTGGAGCTTAGAACTGGCTACGATTTAAAATCGGCCACCAGAAGTCTAAACTTAATGTTAGCAGAATGGGCAAACAGAGGTCTAAACCAGTGGACGGTGACTGAAAAAACAGTGGCCATGGTGAAAGACACCGGCACATATAATATCGATAGCAGTAATGCCACAGCACCTATTGATGTGCTAGACGTGTTTGTTCGTGAAACAATCGGTGGCACAGACACTGATGTGCCCTTAAATCGCATGAGTCGCGCTGAGTTTACGCATTTGGCCACCAAATCAACCACTGGCAAGCCCAACCAAGTGTTCATCAATAAGCAGCTGACGCCCACGATTACGGTCTGGCCGGTGCCCGACAAGTCCAGCACATACACCGTTTATATGAATGTGCTGACCAGAATGGATGACGCGGATGTCGGCGCAAATACAATGGACATTCCCTTTCGATTTTATCCGTGCCTGGCGGCTGGTTTAGCTTATTACATGAGCTTGAAAAAAGCGCCCGAAAGGACTGGTCTGCTGAAACAGATTTACGACGAAGAGTTTGATAGGGCAAAGTCGCAAGACGAGGACCGCACAAGCTTTAGAATTTCCCCGAATCTTGGCGGATATAATTCACCATAGTCATGGCATATGCGAGCGGCAAAGAGGCTTACGGGATATGCGATATCACTGGATTCCGTTACAACCTTCGAGAAATGAAAATGACGTGGGACGGCCTTCTGGTCGGTTCAGATCAATGGTCGCCCAAACACCCACAGATCGATCGAAAATCTTTCCCCGTAGATCCACAATCGTTAAAAAATGCGCGTCCAGACACGAGCGACGACAATTCTAAATTTCTGGTTTATACAAATGTAGGAAACGGTATGCTAGGATCGGTGCTAGATACCTTTGAGGTTGCATGTAGCGTCGGCGAGGTCACAATAGAAATAACATGAGTTTTACACTAGCTACATTAAAAACAGCCGTTCAGGACTACATGGAGTCTTCTGAGACGACATTTACGACGCAACTTAACACCCTTATCAAAGAGGCGGAAAACCGCATATTTGACAATGTTCAGCTGCCTGTGCAGAGAAAAAATGTGCAGGGCTCAACAACTGCTTCAAACCGCTTTTTAGCAACGCCTACTGACTTCTATGCGCCGTTTTCAGCTGCAATTATTACGGGCAGCAGGTATTACTATCTTGATTTCAAACACCCAAGTTTCATCAAAGAATATAGCCCAACGACGACAGTTACTGGTCGCCCCAAGTATTATTCTTTGTTGGACGACACGGCTTTTGAATTAAGTCCAATTCCGGACGATAATTACACAATTGAAATTCATTATCTTTACAAGCCGGCGAGCTTAACTTCCGGCGCGGATTCTGGCACAACAGTGCTTTCCACAGACTACCCAGAAGCATTGCTTTACGGCACTTTAGTGGAAGCTGCGATTTTCTTGAAAGAAACTCCAGACGTCATTGGCACCTTTGAGGCTCGCTTCAAAGAAGCGCTGGCTCGAATGAAGAATGTAAGCGAAGGGCGAAAACAACGCGACGAGTATAGGTATGACGCTCTTCGTCAAGGCGTTTCTTAAATGGAGCCGCTCGAAGAGCTAGAGGGCGCGCACATCGCCTTGATTGGCTTAGGCACTTCCCAAATAGATTACGTCATTGCCCGAGAAAATTCCGTTAATTGGACCGAAACTTGGGGATGTGGCAGTTCAGCCGCTGTTTTTGATTTAGACCGGCTCTTTATGATGGACCCTGCCAGCCGATTTTTTGATACGGACGACGCGGGCAAGCAAACCGATGTCATGCGTGAAATTCTTCCAGTTTTGGACATCCCTATTTATTCCTGCGAATTGGACGATCGTGTGCCTTGGATTGTTGAGTATCCGCTGCAAGAGGTTGTTGAAGCGACGAAATGTGCCTACATGAACACGACGGTAGCTTATGCCGTAGCTTTCGCCTATTGGAACAATGTTGCGCACATCGACCTATTTGGGATTGATTTCAGCTACAAGGGCAATCTTCATTTTGCAGAAGCCGGCAGGGCTTGTGTTGAATTTTGGCTATCAAAGTGCATTGAGAAAGGCATTAAGGTCGGTGTCAGCCCTCGGTCTACACTGCTGGACTCAAACGTGCCTATGAATGAGCGCCTGTACGGCTACCATCGCTTAGATGATCCGAAGGTAGCGCTGCCAAAAGATGATGTTTGGTTTGTCTGCAACCAGTCGGAAATGGAAGAAAGGATTGCTCAGGGCGAGACGACGATTCAAAAAGAACCAGCGCCGCCAGAGCCGTTCAAGGGATGACTGACAGCTTCATAAAACTGGGCCAGGTCACAGTTTCGACAACCAATAACAAGGGCCATGACCCAGAATTTTGGGCGGAGCAGGTGACCAACAAGATTTGTGGGATTTCTGAGCACGCGCCTGAGCATGTAAGGCAGCAAGCTTTAGCTTTCAGAGACGCGGTCTATAGTATAGTGTTACGCGGCATAGAGAGAGGAATTGATTCTGATAGAACAACGGTTGTTGGATTATTGCGGCGTCAAGGCCATGACGATATGGCCAATATTATTAAAGAGTTATAACAGAGACAGGAGATATTTATGGCAATCACAAGCGCTATTTGTAACAGCTTTAAACAACAATTGCTCATCGAAGGGCACAATTTAACTAACGGCGCAGATAGCATCAAGTTGGCACTCTACACAAGCTCGGCGACTTTAGGTGCCGGCACTACCGTGTATGTGACAACTGGGCAGTCGTCTGGGACGAATTATTCGGCTGGTGGCTCGGCGCTAACGAACGTCACGCCAGCTTTGTCAGGCAGCGTAGCGGTTTGTGATTTTTCAGACCTCACCTTCGGAACGGCGACAGTAACCGCCAGGGGATGTCTGCTATATAATTCGACAAACGGAAATAAGGCTATTGCTGCGATTGATTTCGGCGCAGATAAAACCAGTACGGCTGGTGATTTTACTGTCGTATTTCCGAGCGCCTCCAGCAGTGCAGCAATTATCCGGCTCGCTTAAAGTGGGGCTCAGACATGCCGTTAACTGTTTTTAATTTTAAAGCTGGGATAAATAAAGAAGAAACCGACTACGCCAACGAAAATGGGTGGGTTGACGGAAACTTTGTGCGTTTCAGAAAGGGGCGTCCAGAAAAAATAGGTGGATGGGAAAAGCTTTCGTCAGACACATATATTGGATCTGCGAGAGCTCTGCATTCATGGATTTCTTTGGGCGGTTCACGATATCTTGGCGTGGGTGCCACCCAAAAGTATTATGTCGAAGAGGGCGGCACCTATAACGACGTGACGCCGCTTCGGAAAACATCCACCAACAGCATTACTTTTGCCGCGACTGACGGTTCTTCAACCATAACGGCGACCGATTCCAGCCACGGGGCGGTAAGCGGCGATTTCGTCACGCTCTCCGGTGCAGCAACACTTGGCGGACTGATTACTGCTGCCGTCTTGAATCAGGAATATCAAATTAGCCTTGTCACAGGCACAAATACTTACGAAATCACAGCCAAAGACACGTCTGGCGATACGGTGACTGCCAATTCCAGTGACTCAGGCAATGGCGGCGCCGGAGTTGATGGTCTGTATCAAATCAATTCGGGACTAGATATCTATGTCCCGTCCACCGGATATGGTGTTGGAACGTGGGGAGCCGGCACGTTTGGCTCGTCTAGTGCGATCGCAGCTACTGGTCAGCTGCGGCTCTGGACGCACGATAATTTCGGAGAGAACTTAATCATCAACCCGCGTGGCGGTGGCATCTATCGCTGGGTTGAGAACAACGGCCTCACTGTTGCAGCATTAAATTTAAGCGCTGTCAGCGGCGCCAACCTAGTGCCTACCGTTGCGCTGCAAGTCATTACTTCCGAGACGGACAGACATTTGATTGTGCTTGGCGCAGATCCCATTAGTGGCTCAGCAAGAACCGGCGCGATTGACCCGATGTTGGTTGCATTTTCAGACACAGAGAACGAATTAGAGTTTGAGGCGCTGACGACAAATACTGCTGGCTCAGTGCGACTATCGTCTGGCTCACTGATTATCGGCGGCCTGAAATCCAGACAAGAAACATTGATTTGGACAGACACTAGCCTTTACTCAATGAATTTTATTGGGCCGCCGTTGACGTTTGCGTTGAATCTAATAAATGAGGGCGCTGGACTGATAGGCCCGAAGGCTGCCGCGAACGCGCCAAACGGGGTGTACTTCATGTCTAAGAATGCTTTTTACTGGTACAACGGATCTGTAAACAAGTTGCCATGCTCCGTGCAGGATTACGTCTTCAATGATCTAAATCTGACGCAATCATTCAAGTGCCATATCGTCGTGAACGCAGAATTTTCTGAGGTGTGGTTTTTCTATCCGTCACTAGAGGACGGCACTGATGAAATATCGCGCTATGCGATATACAATTATGAAGAACAAACTTGGTCGATTGGCGGAATGGTGCGCTACGCCTGGCTTGATGCGGGTATTGAGGACAAGCCAAGAGCCGCCGGCGCTAGTTATATTTATTTGCACGAAACCGGCTATAACGACGATACGTCTAGCATGGATAATGTTTTTATCGAGAGCGGCGACATTGACATAGGCGATGGCGATAGTTTTTCCTTCATAAAGAAAATTGTGCCAGATGTGCAATTTGACACCAGCACTGGGATTTCCAACACGCCCGCGATTAATGCGGTTATCAAGCGCAGAAATTATCCGGGCGAAACTTTAACTAACGACTCAACCACACAAATCACGCCGACAACGACATACAGCGGTCTACGGACCAGAGCCCGGCAAATGACCTTGCGGTTTGAGTCCGATGATGACAACGCTAACGCGGCAGACAGAAAAGATTATAAATGGCGAATCGGCAACACGAGACTGGACATACAAGCATCAGGTCGTCGATAAATGTCTAAATTACTCCCAACTCGACTACCGCAAGCGCAGGGAGAGTCAGTATCGGCCAACACCTTCAATCGGTTGGTAAGGGTTTTAGAGCTCAGTCTTGGAGCCCAAAACCCCGATGATGTCCAACATTTTAGCGCCACTGAACTTTCTGGGTTACAATTCAAGTCGGGTGCTATAATATTTAACACCACAGTAGAGGTGCATCAAGCGTTTGACGGTAATGTATTTAGGGACTTATATAAGCATCAAACTTACCCGAGCGGAGTTGAAGTCAGCTCGGCGGTAGGGGCGGTCACAATCGAGATAACATGATATGGGAAACGACGATCTAACAAACGCATTGATGAGAGGGCAGGGCATCCAAGGATTTATGGGCGGCGGAATGGCCACCCACACAATGCCAGATGGCACGGTTATGCCAGGAGCTAATCACGGCGAATATCAAGCGATGGGAATGCGACACGGCGGCACAGCC